CGCGGGTTTCATGGCTGCGACACCCATACCGATCGACATTCTCAAGACGCGTCTACGCATTGACGTAGACGCTGACGATGTCATTCTCACAACGCTGTGCATCGCAGCCGGCGAAGTGATCGAGCGCGAAACTGGCGTCGCACTCGCGAGCGAAACGCGTACCGCGAAACTCGACAAGTGGCGCCGATTCGTGCTGCCAGTTCAACCCGTGGCGTCGGTCACGTCGGTGACCTACTACAACGGCGACAACGTGCTAACGACAATGCCAACGGCAGATTGGTACCTCGATGCCACCGATAGCCTGACGGCGTTGCAGTTCAAGGAAACGCCGGAGATATACGAAGGCACCTATCCGACCGTGACCTACGTTGCCGGCTACGCGCAAGTGCCGCACGCGTTGCAACAGGCAATCGTCGGTCTCGTTGGCGCCTGGTACGCGAACCCCGATGCAACCTCGGTCGCGTCGCTCGCAGAAGTGCCGTTGTCGCTCAAGTACATCCTGAACGCGTATAGCGCACGTGGGGCGCTCCGATGATCGGCAGCGGCCGACTGCGTTTCCCCGCATCGGTGCTGCAACCGAGCGCAACGACCGACGACCTCGGCCAGCGCAATGGCACGTTCAACGATCTCACCGCGGCAGCGCCGGGCAACCCTCCGTTGTGGGTGGATCTCCGCACCGACTCGGCCGCCGAGCAACAGTACGCCGACGGCGTCGCGACTGTGAAGCGTGCCGAGATTCGATGCCGTTGGAACTCGCTCCAAAAGTGGGGCATTGACGAGACGTTCCGGCTTGTGGTTCGTGGTCGCACGTTCCGCATCATGGGCATTACAAACCTCGATGAAGCCGACATGGTCGCTGTAATCGAAGCGGAGGAGGTTGTATGAGCCTTGAAGCTGCGATTCGCAACATGCTCGACAACACGCCGCAACTCGCTGCGTATCCGATTACGCACGGCTACAGGCCGCAACTTGGCACGTTGCCGGCGATCACGTACGAAGTGACGAGCAATGAGCGCAGCGCTGTGGCGCTTTACTGGCAAGCCGTCGTAGACGTTCGCGTGATCGCGACGACGACAGACGCAGCGCTCGCGATCGCTGCCTACGTGCCGAGCGCTTGCGACGTCGGAACCTACAACGGTCTCGACTTCACCGCGGTGATGTTCGACGGCTACACGATTGACGCGGCCAGCGTCGGCGAAGGCGACGAACAGCAACCCGCCGAAGTCTCGAACACGATCACGATTCATTACAAGGAATAACCCATGGCAGCACTCTCGTCGGCGCTCGCGTCTTTCAGTTGGGCCGGAACCGCAGTCAACGGTCTCGGAACCGTCTCGCTTCAATACGATCAAACGATGATCGACACGACCGACATCGCAACGGGACCACGTACCTACATTGTCGGCAACCGTGGCATGACTGCGACTATCGACATGTTCTACGATCAGGGCAGTACCGCTATGGCTGCCATCGAAACCGCGATTAACGCCGGAAGCGGAAGCGCAACGGCGCTTATCACGCTTTCCACTGGCATGACGTATAGCGGGCAAGCATTCGTGCAATCTTTCAGCGCAACGGCTGCGACGAACGAAGTCATTCGCGCAAACTTCACTATCCAGTACTCGGGTACGATCACCATCGCATGAGCATTCGAGACGCACTCACTCTCAAGAACTGGCACGGCACCCTTCCCAACGGCATCGCCGTCGAGTTGCGCCGTCCGTCGGCGCTTGACCTCATCGAAGCGCTCGACGTCTCAACGAAGACGCCCGAGCGGCTTTCCGCGTGGATGGTCGCTCGGCATCTCGTTGAGAACGGCGCACCAGTGTTCGCGAGCGTTGACGAAGCGCTTAACGCTGACGCGTTCACGGTGCAGAAAATTTCAGCGATGGTGGAGCGGCTGTACGCCGAAGGCCGGGACTAACTGACGCCGCACGCAAGGTGCTACGTGTGGCGTTCTCACTTACGAGCACCGATCTCGCTACGTTGAGCGTTGCGGCGCTAAATGTGGAAATGGATATCCCCGATTGGGACGGCATCAGACGTGAACTCGATCGCCGCAAAACGAGCCGGATTCAAGATCCAGTTCCGACCCTCGAAAGAGGACTTGGAAAAGATCGCGGCGATAGCGTCGGAACTCCCAAAGAAAATGCGCAAGAAAATCGTGCGCAAGGGACTGCGCAATTGGGGCGATGCGGTCAAGCGCACGATGAAAGCGCTGGCGTTGCCGAAAGCGAAGCGAACCAAACGAGATATCGCAGTCAAGACCAAGACCTACCGCAAGGGGATCATTTGGGCCGGCGTCGGCGTCCGCAAGGATGGCAACCGCGTCGGTAAGCGCTCGCACTTTTACGACCAGGGCTGGCGTCCAGTGCGCAAGGGTTTGACGCTGACCAGTGACGGGCAAGTTGGATCGAAGCCGCCGCCGAAACTCGTGCGCAAGTGGAAAGGCAACAAGAACGCACGCATCGTGCCGTTCTCGCAGCGCCGCGGCTGGCGCCTCGGATTGAAGAAGAACGCCGCCTCACTCGGCACTCGCATCTATCGGCGGCTTTACATCACGCGCGCTGGACAGAAGCACCAAAACAGCATCGTGCACTACGTAAACGAATCGGTGAAGGAAGCACTACAGGAGTTACCACGTGGCTAGTCTTCCGAAAGTACACGTTCCCGTTGTCGTTACGACCGAAGGCGTTGACGCCGGATTGAAGGCAACCGAAGCCAAAATCAAAGCGTCGGCCAAGCGCATGGAGAAAGTCAGCGGAGCGCCGAGCGCAGCGCAAGGCGTGCTGAAAGCGGGCGCACAGTCCGCGCTCTCGCTCGGTGGATTCGGTGCGATCGGCGGCGTCGCGGGCGCTGCCGGCACGGCTGGCATTGCGATCGCGGGCGCGTTGTCGCCGCTAATCGTGGCTGGCAAAATCATGGAAACGATGAACAACGCCACGAAGGGCGCCAGCGAAGCGCTCGCGAAGTTCAAGACCACTGGCGAGCAAACCGTTGCCGCCAACAGCGTGTTGCTTGAGCGGCTTGCAATCATGGAAAAGCAAGTGGCAAGCACGAAGGGGAAAGGCTTTATGGCTGGCTTCATCGGCGGCAGCGCCGACGTGAACACAGGCCGAGCCGGCGGCGGCGTCGCCTGGGCTCAACAGATGCAAGAGGGCGCCACGATCGCGGGCGCTGGGCTCGGTGCGTTCTTGAGCGGCAAGTCTCTCGAACAGATCCGCAACGAGATGGCTTTGAGTGTGGCAAACGAAGCTGGCGCGTCGCAGATCCAACAGCGCATGGCTGAACAACAACGGATTGACATGGCCGAAGGCCGTGGTGGAATGGCCGACGCCATCGGCGCGTGGATGATCCAAAACAGCACGGTGCTTACCAAACTGGTACAGGTGATGTCATGAGCGGAGCAGGAACCGTTTATTCGTGGAACGATCGCGTGCTTGACCAGCGCGTTGCTGCGCTTGGTGCCGAAAGCGAGATCATTGTTTCGCGCATCATTCAGAAGCAAAACGGCGGCTCTATCAATGCAGTGACCGAGTACGAAGCGATGGTCACTGACGGCGCGTTGCCGATCGTGGACTACGACGCGTACGGCGCGCTCGGTTCGTGGCACCAGTTCTGCCGTGCGCGATCGGTCACGGTGCGCTTGCTCGAAGGTGGCAAGGCTGTAGATGCTCAAATCAGTTTCCGCACGAAGTACATCATCTCGCCGTGCTCGACGACGACGCCAATCACGATGCTGCCGGCACAGTTCTCGTTTGTGACCGCATCGCGCAACCTCAAGTTGCATCGGATGAGTTGGGCGACCAGTCCGCCGACAACATCGACCAACAGTACAGGCGACATCGGCGGCACGTCGGTAACGGGCGCCGACGGATTTGAGAGTGTGCAAATCGGTCAAGTGCGCATTCGCTTGCGTGCCACGCAAGACGCGAGCGTTGTGCCGCTCGATACCGCGGCTACGACGTTGACGAACTACGCCAACACGACAAACAGCGCCACGTTCTGTGGCTTTCCCGCTTACTCGCTGATCTGCGAAGGCGTGAACCTTGAGAAGGAACAAGGCAGCGAGTTTTACGAAGTCATCTTCGAGTTCCTGTTTGACAAGTACTACCACTTCTCACAGGTGGCGACGGTTGACGCCGACGGCAGGCCGAAGATGACAACGGGCGGCCAGTTGTCTGAAGTCAAGTGGATGCGTCTACCGCGTACCGCTACGGACTTCAACAACATCTACTCCGGTGACGCTGCGCTCAAGTCGTACGTAGAAGACGGCTGGTGGGTCTGTGGAACATGAACCGTAACGACGCAGTCAATCTCCAACGCAACCAGAGCGATCTCGACCGCGTGTCGAGCGTGCGGCCGTCGTATGAACCGCGCACCTTGGTGCTCGGCGTCATCACCGCTTCAAGCGTGTTGAGTGCTTTGTATTACCGATGGACCTACGATTGGTCGGAAGTCATCCTCAATAACGCGACGCCGACGGGGGCAACCACGAAAACAGGCGGTTTGCAGGCAACGGCTATCAGCATCAGCGAATTGAGCAACAGAAACTTGCACCCGTTCTATTCGTACGGGATTGGCTCAACGTTGCCGGGCACGTTCGTTCCACAACCGATACCCAACGGCACTTACGTTTTGCTCACACCGATGCGGCAGTCTGACGGGTTGCTTCGGTGGGTAATTATCAACACGCAAGCCATTGACGGAGATTGCCCGTGAGAACGCTCAACATCTACTACAGCGCACTTGCGCCGGGTACGCCGGAAACGTTCACCGCTGACGTCGGCAAGTACACGATCCAAACGACGAACCACAACCTCACAGGCAATCCGGCAACTATGCGTATTTGGCGCAACGGCGTTGCACCGACGGCGAGCCCCGATCACACTGCCACTGAAGCAAGTGGGATTACGCCCGGCACCGCTGGCGTGATTCTCATCAACCTTGTGACAATCAACACCGCGTTAAATCTCGTGCGCAGCAGTGAAGCCGTATGGCACTACTCGCTTGAAGTCTCCCATAGTGGCGTACCCGTTCACATCTGTTCTGGCTACCTCATTCGCACGCTTTCCTAAAGGCTCAACATGCCCCTGCAAATCCACGCTTACACAACTCTGAACGCCAACAGCGGCGCTTTCGTGCCGCTCGCGTCGAGCGCACCGTTTCGCCGTTTGTTCATCGCACCAAATACAGAAATCTCGCTCGCGAACAATGTCGGCGGGACGGGAGCGATTGTGCTCGCTGGTGGCACGGCGGCTCGCTATGACCTCGGCGTAACTGATCCGGCGACGCTGTACGCTCGGTCCACGAGCGCTAGCACCACACAAGTTTCCGTCTACTCTTACGACCCGGGAGAGTCCTAAAATGGCCGTAGTACTTGAAGGCACCAATACAGGTGTCACCACTGCTTACACCACGCTTTCTGCAAGCACCGCAAAAAGGGCGTGTTTTATTCAAGCGAGGAACAATATCTTCTTACGCGTGAGCGGCGGCACGAACATGGTGATTCTCGGCGACTCGACTGGGTTGCACTGGGATCTCGGATGTAATGCACCAAACACCATCGAAGTCGCCGCGATCAGTGGCACGGCAACCGTCACTCTTTGGTCTCTTGACGCAGGGGAACGAAGGTGAGCATCGAGCAATTGCTTGCCGTTGCTGTGCCGTTCACCGTGGTGCTCGGGCCGCTGTTTGCCATGCTGTTCAACATCGGCCAGCGGCTCACAAAGATCGAGCAACGTCTTGAGGGTGACATGAGGCGAAACGATGAGATTCTCGCTCGTCATGACAAGGCTATTCACGACATCCGAAACTCACTGCACGCGATTTCTTTGCAGATTGCGTCCCAACATCCGGACCACAAGCAATGAAGTCATGGCGAACAACTACCGCGGGTATTGCTGCAATCGTCGCCGCCCTCGCAACCGCGGCCGTCGCGTTATTCGACGCCGACCCACTCACTACGCCTGATTGGGGCGCAGTCGCGGCTGCGTTCATGGCTGGCGTCGGGTTGCTCGCGGCACGAGATAACAAAGTCTCGAGCGAGCAAGCGGGCGCGAAGTGATCTATGAGATTGCACGCGCTGTACTCGATTCGCTTATCAAGTGGCTTTCAGCGCCTAGCGTGGTACGCGTTGTGGGTGGCGGCTCTCGCATCGCTGAACGCGTGCGGGCCGCGATACGCTCGCGCACCAGACAGCCCGATGCTGATCATCGAAGCGAAGGG